TCAGAACTTATCAACCCCATCAGGACGCAGATAACTTTTGCTCAAGAGCAACTTTACCTGCTTATTAAGTTTGATTCCAGAGGAGTTGCGCTCTATTGGAGTCCTGAAGATGATCGCTACCCCATCGACAGAAAACCTCTACACAGAACCAACCGGCAGCAGCTAGCTGTTGTTCCGGATCCGGCGTTTTCGCGGGATGGGGATCACTCCCCAGGTCATGCGCCAAAAGTTAGCAAAAGCATTCGCGCTCTACACTGAAACCCGTGCCGAGGCGCAAGAATGCGATTGAAGAAGAGCAAGCCGAATTGTCGGGGTCTTTTTCATAACATTCCTGAATCCCTCAGCGATTGCAGAATAGATCACTTTCGCTCATCCCGTCAAATTATTTTTCGCAGTTGCGTTATAAAGTTCTTCAGGACACAACATCTGGTGGTAGAATTACAGACGTGGGGGAGAAGTGGCGCAACTCCCTTCCTCGTCGCATTCCGCCCTCAGCAAGCGTAACCGACACCCCCACACCTATCAACGGCAGACAGAAGTGATCCACCAGAGAGCCCCGAGCCAACCAGCCGGGGCTTTTCTGTTGGGCATCAGGACCCAAAACGCCTACAATGTCCACGAGGTGACCACCATGGACTTCCCATTCTCCACCGGAGATTATCAAGGCTCAGACGTTGCAGACGGTTTCAGTCCTGCGAACGTTGATAAACTCTCCGAGTCGCTGAACGCGCTGCTGGCCGACTGCTTTGCTTTGTACTTGAAGACAAAGAACTTCCATTGGCACATGACCGGCCCTCACTTCCGCGACTGGCACCTGATGCTCGACGAGCAAGCCGCGCAAATCTACGGCATCACGGACGACATTGCGGAGCGGGTGCGGAAGATCGGCGGCACCACGATCCGGTCAATTGGCCAGATTGCCCGTTTGCAGCGGATTCAGGACTCAGACGAGCCCGGCCCGGCACCCGAGGTGATGCTCAAGGAACTTCTAGCCGACAATAGGACTCTTATCGCCCAACTGCGGAGCGCCCATACAGTCTGCGCCCTGGCAGACGACTATGCGTCAACCGCGATGATTGAGGTGTGGATCGACGAAGCGGAGCGGCGCGCGTGGTTTCTCTTCGAGGCGACTCGCTGATGCTTTATAATCCTGCCATGGTGGTAAATCCAATGGCCGACAGGACCCAAAAGACACTCCCCAAGACCCGAGTACAGCTCGTGGTGAACTTGGCAGTGTGTGAAGGGGAGCGTATAACCACGTTCTCCTCGCGTGTCCTGATCCTGCCGGCGAAGCGGGCGGCGTAGCATGGCTGTACTACAAAAGCCTTTGACTATGGAAGACATCCGCGCGCTGAACGTGAACCATCACCGATGTGACGGGAAGACATGCTCTTGCCGGTGTCAACGCCGTTGGCTCATTGACGTGTGGGAAGTGTTCATGGGGCCTGACCCGCGTTGGGCATGTAGATGTCACTGCGACTTCAAGAAAACAAAGGTTTAATAAACTCATGGCAAACCTCGTAAAAGGCCCTCCACCTCGCTCAAAACGTTTCCCTAAAACGCGCGCGAAGTTCCTTGAGGCTTTGAAGGCTACAGGGAACATCAGTAAATCGTGCAAGTTGAGCCGTCTCCCGAAGACGTGCGCTTACGAGTGGCGCCGCCAAGATGAGGAGTTTCGGCAGGCGTGGGATGAAGCCCAAGTGGAGGGCGAGGCAGTGCTTGAGGATGAGGCGAAGCGCCGGGCCTACGAGGGAGTAAAGAAGCCTGTCTATCAAGGCGGTAAGCGCGTGGGCTACGTTCAGGAGTACAGCGACACGCTGCTCATCTTCCTGCTGAAGGGTACGAACAAGGCGAAGTACGGCGACCGCACCACTCTGGCAGGCGACAAAGACAATCCAGTGCAGGTGAGCGTGCTCGATAGTATCCTCAAGGGAGAATGAAGCCGCTCACTGTAGTACAGAAGGCCAAAATCCGTAGTACACTCGTGGACCCGATCAAGTTTGTATTACACTGGCTCGGCTCTGACCTGTGGAGCGTGCAGCGGGACATTTGCAAGGCGCTGCTCAAGCCCCAGGCGAAGGTGAACGTCAAGGCTTGCCACTCCTCCGGCAAGACGTTCCTCGCGGCGCAGATTACGCTCTGGTGGCTGGCCCGGTACGAGAACGCTATCGTGGTGACCACGGCGCCGACGAAAAAGCAGGTTGAGGTCCTGATGTGGGGCGAAATCCACAAGGCCCTCGTCAAGAGCAAGTATCCCTTCCCGTCTGCAAACCTCACCAAACTTGAGTTTGATAAAACCAAGTACCCGATGCGGTATGCACTCGGCTTCACGACGACCGTCCAGCAGCAGGACGAGGGCGTCAAGTTTCAGGGCTTCCATGCCGACCACGTGCTCATCATCATTGACGAGGCCCCCGGCGTTGACCCGAAGATCATCGAAGCGATTGAGGGCATTCGGGCCGGCGGCGACGTGCGCATCCTGAAGCTGGGCAACCCCACCATCTCATCCGGCGCATTCTACGACGAGTTCCATAGCAAGCGGGCCAGCATCCAGCCATTCACAATCAGCGCATTCGATACGCCCAACTTCGAAGGAATCAAGCTTTCCTATGAGGCTCAGGACTCAGAGGGCGCTCCGATCACCATAACGCTCGGTGACCCCAACGGACGCGACCTGATGGATCTTTCCGAAGAAGAGCTTGACCAGAACGTAATGCCATGGCTTACCACCAGGCGGTGGGTCAAGGAACGGTTTGAGGAGTGGGGGCCGGGAGACTTCCGCTGGGATTCACGCGTGATGGGAGACTTCCCCTCTCAGAGTCCTGATGCCCTGCTGTCCCTGGCTTGGCTGGAGCGCGCGCAACGGGACACGCGGACATACGAGGGCAAGGTGGATATCGGCATCGACGTGGCGGGCCCTGGCGAAGATGAGACGGTCATGTGCGCCCGATGCGGATTCCAGATTCTTGAGATCATCGGCTGGGGCAATCCAGATCCCCGCGGAGAACTGGTGAGCGCGCTGCGGAAATATGGAGACAGAATCGGGACTCTCAACGTCGATTCGGCTGGCATCGGCTATTACCTCCACAAGCACCTGCAGGACTTGGGGTTCCCGTCGAATGCGGTCAATGTGGGCGAGTCTCCGGCGGACAAAGAGCAATTCGTGAACCTCAAGGCTGAGTTGTACTGGGGCTTGCGGATGCGCGCAAAGATCGGCGACCTGGCAGGACTCTTAGACGAAACGTCTATCTCCCAGCTTGCATCCATCCGGTGGAAGCCAAACAGCCGCGGACAGACGGAGATTGAGTCCAAAGAGGCGATGCGGAAGCGTGGCGTCAAGAGCCCGGACCGTGCTGAGGCAATCATGCTGGCATTTGCAAAAGTTGCAAAGAACGGCGCTGGGCTGCTGGAGTACTACCAGGGCATCACGGCTGTACAAACGGGTGGAGATCAGGACCCAAACCCCAAGACTGCCGGCTTCAGACCTGCTCCTACGGTCACCGCGCCCGTCAAAGCACCTGCCATGACCGCCTACAACCGCGCCATGGCTGCCCTTGCGCCCCAAGACCTCTGTGATCACTGCGGCAAGCCTCTTGGCGATACCGTGGTCGAAGAGGGCATACGTCGGATGCACCCTGACTGCGCAAGGCCATCTTGGGCGTCCTGAAGGTGTAGTACAGATTTATATTGAAACCCCGTGTTTTACTGTAGTACAGTCGTTTTGTACTACAGGAGGAACCGACACCGTGAAACTCCACCGCATGATTGAGCGCACGCTGGACAAACTGCGGGACCACTCGCCCCAGGCGCACGAACTGGCCAAGGCTATCGCTGGAACGCTTTGGCAGGACGACGGAACGATTGACTACCGGCGCGAGCACGTGAACCGGCTGGCGGCTGAAATGAGGAAACGTAAATGAGCGTACACATCAACATCCGCATACCTGACGAGCAAGCGGCGGCTATCGATGCTTTAGGTAAGAGCCGCAGTCAAGCAATCATCGAAGCGCTGGGGGCATACCTCAAGCAGCCGACGGTGATTCAGGCACCGCCGATGAGTCCTGAAGCCGTTGCCGAATTCCAGAAGGAGATGGACGCGCATCCTCACGGCAAGATTACGGCTATGGGTGGAATGCGAGACAGCCCGAAGCGGCTCAAGCCGGTTACCGCCCTCGTCAGGACACCCAAAAAGGTCTTCGGCCCCAGCCGTCTCGAAGCGATCCTCCCTGATTTGGCGATTGCCGCTGGAGTTTGGCATGGAGCGCCGCGTGCAGCCCACGCACCGGGCTGCAAGTGCCTGATGTGCCAAGGAAAGTGAGGAGCGATGAACACCCTTGATGAGTTTATCGAACAAGTACGGCTAGCCGATGCTGACCTGGAGTTCTTCAGATACAAGTGCGAATTGACAAGCTACGTGTCCCGATGCTGCCGGGAATTTGAGCACCCGGATAAAATCATCCTCACGCTTACGGACTACTTCCACATTCCTCCAATCGAGTCCGAGGCTATCCTGTCGAAGATCATGAGAGCCTGGCGGCACGGTTGATACACTAGACCACGGGAGCACACACCATGGCCTTGTGGGATGAACCGAC